CTCAGAGTATTGAATACCTTGATCTAATTTTTCAGCAACAACCTCAGTATAAGATATACCTTGATCTGCTTTTTCTGCGACGTGTTCCGAATATTGGATAGACTCGTCTAATTTGCTAGCTAAATACTCAACGTATTCTGAGAGAGTATTTACGCTTTCAACTATGTGGTCGTTATGAGATTTTACATCTTCTAACGTTTCGTCTTCGTTTGTTGCGCCGATAGACTCTTTAATGCTTTTCATTTCGTTAGCTAAGTACTCAGAATACTTATTGAAATCTTCAGCTTTTACAAATTCTGCCATGTTTTTTTCTTTATTATTTGATTCTTTATTGGTTTTAGTAATTTCTTGTGTCTCTTCAAGTGATTCATTGGTTTCAGTTAAATCATATATCCATAAACCTGAATTATCATCGAATCCATAAGATTCGTTAACTCTTTTTAATTCAGCGTTTGCAAATCCTGGATCTGCAACTAAATCGTAAGTGAATAATTGTTTGATTTTTACCTTTCCGTTAGATTCAACGGCTCCAGCTGCTCTTGATGAGATTTGTAATGGTACACCAGCATCTACTAAAGCTTTAGCTTGACGACCTGCGTCAGTGTCTAGTAATTTGATTCTACCTCTTACTTCTTTTGATTCCTTGTCGTAATATAATTCTTCAATAATATGAGACACACTCTTAAGGGAAATATCGAATTGCTGCGGGTGATCTAACTCACCTAATAGCTTAGAAGACTTAATCTTGTCTTGTAAAGCCTCTATCTGAGGAACGTATTCGCTCTCAGTGTAGATTCGATTGTTTTTATTCTTTTGATCTATTTGACCAAAAATACCTTCTAGAATGTAATCTTTATTCTCGGTGTTCTTTACTTCTAACTGAGATGAAGACATTTCAACAATTAATAAGTTGTTGTTATTTGCCATAACTATGATTTATCTGTTTTTATTATATATCTACTTGTATTATGCAATTATCTTAATATCTTTTAGATGTCAATATCTAGGTCGTCGTCTTCGCTTTCGCCACCTTCGGCTTCACCGCTTTCTTCTTCCCCTTCGTCACCGCCTTCTTCCTTCTCTTCTTCAGCATCTTCTGCTGATTTGTCAAGGTAGAACGCTAATAGGATATCCATCTCACCTTCAGCAAATGCATCATTTCCATATTCACTATAGAAATAATCTTTAAACTCACTTTCTGTAGCAGAAGCCGTAATAGCTCCTAAAATTTCGGCTGATTTAATAGTTTCACCAGAATCTAATGTTAGGTCTTCGACATAAATTTTAGAATCTTCTCCTGCTTTCATGGCAGTTTCCGATACAAATTCTTCAAATGTTTTAATAATTTTCATATTTTATATATCTCTTTTTCTTAACTATCTAGGATTAGTGGCTATATGCCCATTCCGTCATCTTCCTGTTCAGGTTCTTCAGCAGCAGTTTTTCTATCTTTTGCTTTAAATGCTTTGTTAGCTCTAATCTCGTCGTCAGACAGTTTTAAGTACTTTCTAACTAAGTATTCTTGATCGAAGTAATATTCCTCTTCCATTGTTTCTTGGTTAGTTGTCATTAAACTATCTCTCATGCTTGAGATAAAGTCTAATCTTAATGACATAACTTCTTGTTCTTTTAATTCTGCGAACATGTTTTCTTCATTATATCTTAAAGCTACTTGAGTCTTAAATTGAGGATCGTCAGTAAACTCTGGATATTTAAGACACATTTGAATATACAATGGCTTAACCAATATCTCTTGGAATACAGATCTTAATCTTTTAATGAACTTACCGAATTTGATTTCATCTCTTACCATACCATCACCTGCTAATGCAAAGTCACCGCCATCATCTTCATATAAGAATCTGTTGTAAGGAATTTTAGAAACCTCTTTAAGTTTATCTTGGAAATATTTAACTGCTTCAGTATCTGAAAGATCTGGTCCTTCAGAACTAAGAGTTTCGATTTCTGGCACTTCTCCATCTTTAGACGGTAACCAGTATTCTTTACTAAATTGTAGCATTGGCTTACCATCAGTTTCTAATGTTCCTGATTCGAAGTCAAAATCAACTACCTCTTTATAGTTATTCATTAACTGAGCTAGCGATTGTTTTGCTCTAGTTTTAGATTTACCACCTACAGGAATAATAAACTTCATTCTAAATGAAGCGTTAGTTACAGCCCAGATTACTCTGGTATGTTCCATGATTCTTAATAGATTAAAAGATCTAATTAATCTTTCAACATAAGATACTCTTGATGCTGTTGATAAAGAAGAATATGCAATGTAAATGATTTGAGAATCATATAACACTCTTTCTTTTGTTGGATCATCTTTAAACTGAACCCATACTTTTTTACCATCGTCATTATTGTAACCTGGCATTAAAGTAACTGGATCAATCTCTTTAAAACCTATAATCTCTTTTTGGTCTGGGGAATAAATTATCTCAAATGCTAAGTAACCATCGACTAGGAACTTTCTAAAGAAGTACCATGCTGATTGTTCACCATTAAATCCAAAGTAGTGATATATTTGTCTAAAGTATTTGTTAAGGTCTTTTTGTACATCATCTGATACATCAAGCCCTACTATATCCGGTTGAGCAAAGAAGTTTTTATCATCATATACTACTGCTTCATCACAAAGGATATCTAGTATATCTTCAATTTCATCATTCTGCGCAAACCTTCTAAGTTCGTCTCTTTTTCCTGGGTAATCAGTATCAAAGAACGGTACGTTCTTTTTCATGTTTATATCTCCCATGGATAGTGCAGCAAATGCACCGTAAATATCGTCGTTGTCTAATCCGAACGGGTTCATCTCTTTGTAACCGAACTGATCTTCCATCGGTCCAATTGCTTGAGATTGTCTAAGCACCATGTCATCATAACGCATGCCAAAAGAACTTAGCGTTTTCAAAGCGTTTGAAAGGCTAAATGGTCTTGAGTTTGAACTAAGTGGTCCGTTTCGTTTGTCAGTAAATCCTGCCATAATATAGTATTATTTCTGTTTTATATATCTCATTTATTTAAATGGTTTCTGAAGGCTGCTCTGATCTTGCCGACTGATGAGCCGTTTAGCTCTAAAAAGTCACACAGAGCTATTTTTGCCCAGTTTTCGTATGACACTACAACTTGCTGAGATTTACGAGTTGTTGCATACTGTCTTATTGCAAAATCAAAGCCATATCTCTTTAAAAAAGATTTAGCTCCTTGATATGATAATGATAATGCTCCTTGTGCTCTAGCATTGTTTTCTTTAGCACCACGGTTCTGTCCTTGTATATAGCCTTTATATTGCTCATAGACGAAATCTAAGAGGTCTTGTTTTACAGGGACTGGTAACATATTAAGATTAATACCCATGTCGTTACCTGTGTCTGAGCGGTTCAGTGCCAATACTACTGGATTACTATCCCACCATTCTGCTACTACTGGGTTCTCATATCTAAACACATATATCTTGCCTTGTTGAAACGGGCCTGATGATCTAGCTACTGAGTTTTCCCTAATAGCTTTTTTAGAAGTGTTAAACCAATCTTCTGCTGTGCTAACTGCCCTTGTCATGCCGCCAGCTTCTTTACTTAATTCTCCTATTTGTTTCTTTACTTCTCCCATTATTTAAGTGTCTTTTCAGTTAAGACTATAAATCGCCAACCTCGGTTTTCGCACCAAGCATTTGCATAAGCATATTTATCACGATTTTTAACATAGGCTTCGGCTAAGAATTTATAGGAGTTAAGTGCTTTCTTGGATTTAGTCTTTGGTGGTAGTGGTTTTTTAATCTGTGCTTCTGGTTTAATTTCAACCAACCATTCTACCGGACTTTCGTCATTTTCACCTGCAGTTTTCATATAGAAGTCTGGGTAGTACTTATGTTCTTTACCATCTTTTGACCATTTATACTTAATAGTTACAGGTTCGCTTGACCATTTTAATACGTTGCTTTTAGTATCACACATAATGCAGAACTTTCTCTCCCAAGAGGAACGATAAATGATCGGCGTTGGGCCGATATACTTATCTGGATTTATTGGGTTGTAATACCCTTGGACAAATCCTGAGTTACCACTAGGTTTTAAGTTCTTTATTGACATTAAATATTAAACATTCCGGATTCACCATCACCATTCTTAGTGTTGATACGATCCATTGACATAGTTCCTTTATATTTAGTAGGGTGGATTTTATTCCAGCCTTTAGCGTAACCTCTCTTTGCTATCTCCGTAAAGTATGCAAATGCGTTAGTATATTTAGGGTTGAAGTTTCTCCAGTACTTAAGAAGATCTAATATTGCAAATTGCATGCAGTCATTCTTATCATCAGAATTTAAATATACTAATTTTCTAATTGCTCGTTCTGCAATAAGTATTAGCATCTTTTCAGCATCCTTTGTTAGCTTATCATCTTCTTTAGACAGTACAATCTGATTGTACAGGTCTTTGTTATTTAAGTAATTCTTTTTTCTTGGCACAGTGTGTGTTTAATTAGATTACTAGTTATACTAAAAAAAGCCCATTTGTTTCGAATGAGCTTTTTTCTTATTAGATCGTGATGTAGCTTCTTAAGAAGGAACGTCAATTTTGTACTTTTCTACTCTATATGGTTTGTTATCAACAAATACCGTTAGAATATCGTTCTTACCAGCTTGTGTGTATTCTACAGCATCTACTTTAATTGAAGAGGCTTCTTCAAGTCCTTCAACGTCTGTTTTTAATGTAGCATCAATATAACCATCTTCTATAGTTAATGTATCTTCTTCTAGTGCTTCTATTACTTGGCTTACTTTAGAAATTTCAGATCCGATTAATTTATCAGCAGCTTTAATGTCCGGAAGATTTCTATCAGCTTCTGCTAATCTACCTTTTTGGTCATATAAGAATGATAACATTTCTTGGTAAAGTGATTTTGTTTCTGATTTCTTAGATTCTAATATTGCATTAGCTTCTAGAAGATCTTTAAACTGCTCAGTAATATCTACGCCAGTTTCTTTCTTTGTATATTCAATAGCTGCTCCTGTTAACATTTTTTCAAAGCTAGCTAATTTAGTAGCCTCGTTTGCTCTGAATACAAATGCATTGTTTTCAGCTCTCATTGTTACAACAGTAACATCACCTTTCTTAGATTCTGTAATAAAATCTAATACTTTATATGAGTTATAGTTTTCACATGCTAATTGAAATGCATCAACTAATTTTTTATCTGCATATTTAATATATGCTGATGCAAAGAATACTTCAGATAGTTTATCTTCTGAACCTATTGGCATTTCGATATTACCTGCTTTGTATATGTTTTCGTTTGCGTCGTATGAGAATCTTACTGTTAAGCTACTAGCTTTCGCTTCGTTTATTGCAGTTTTAGTAAGTTTGATTTCTTTATTAGCTTCTGTTAAAGCTCCGGATTTTTCACCTGTGCCATAAGAAGTTCTAAGTTCTTTTGCAGTTACTTCTAAAAATGATAACTTTTCTGTTAAAGCTAAATAGTTATCAAAGTTCTCTACTGAACCTTCTAGTACTTTACTTACTGCTGATTTAGCATTCCAATCATAGTAAAAAGAAATACCTGATTCGTTGATATCGAATATTTTACCTGCTGCTACCAGAGTTTTAAATGTCTCATTAGTTTCAGCGATAGTTTCGATATGACTTCCTGTAATTTTGAAATCTCCACCAGCGGCATGGAAAATATATCCTTGTCCTTCTTCTAAAATAGGTGATTTAATTCCTTTGTTAAATGTATTTGTCATTTTGAAATTTTTATGTTTTCTTATTGTATATATCTATCAAATTATTGATCTAGTTTATCTCCGAACGGTGTGTTCTTTGCTTTTACCTCATAATTGTCTCCAAGTAGCGCACTATCTGGAGTTCCCATGCCCGGTGTGGTTAGATTACTATTACCAATTCCAAACATTCTATTAGATTGTTTTCTACGTCTGGTAAGTCGTTTAATTTGAGATTCTGTTGTTAATTGGTTACCTAAAGATGTTGTAATTGCATCATCTGTTGGATCTATTCCAATTTCAGTTTTAATCCATTGATCTCCGTTAGATTGCCATTTAGCTGGCTCATAAGTATCATAATATACTTGTGGATGTATAGTAGGATCTAAAAATCCATTAGGATCTCCATAGTCTCCAATAATTCCATTAGCATAACTTGTTCTTGTGAATTTTCTATATACATCTTCTTCAAAGTCGAATGATGGTATAAATGAATTAATCTCTAATGAGAAACTAACTTTATGGTTTTGTTTATCGTCGAACGAATATTCAACAGGCCTGTCTTGTGTATAATCATCTGGCATAGCATATTCAGATGTAATTCTATATGTCCCCTCTTCTAAATGACCTGCATCTACATGGTAGTAATTAGCCTTGTACATTTTCTTTACAATAGCTTCAGTAACTTTAAATAAATCTAATTGGCTTGATACTAATATTTCAATATCGACTCCTATTACAACTGGGATCATTTCGAATTCAGCTACATAGCCTTCCATTAAGCCATCTTCATTCATCATCATATAATGACCCATGTTTCTTTTATTAACTAGCTTAGATGGGTCTACTGCAAAAGATGTAAGATTTACAATACCTCTTGGTACTTTATCGTAATTGCCATCTGCGAAATCTCCATTAGGATCACATGTGTCTCCATTGACATTAGAGAATAAAAAACTATCCTTCATAAAGTTTTCATCACCAGATACTGCATAAAAGAAAGGTACATCTATTTCTACTCTTTCATCATTGCTAATCTGTCTATAAAAACTTAATTTATCATTAAGGTCTGCTAATAGTCCAACGATGACGTGTCTAATAACTGAATCATCTTTATTAAATTTTAAATTATATGTAGCCATAAGTTATATATCATCTTTTCTGATCAAACAAAAATGGCCAATATTTCTATTGGCCATCCTTAGTTAATTAAATTAAATTAGATTATTCTCCGCCGCCTTCTCCTATTTCTTCACCACAGTATGCTACGTTGATTGTATCTACTAATGTTATTTGAGATGATACGTCTTGTGCATTCCATATTTCAACGGTTGATGAAGCTCCAATTTTAATAGATGCAGCCGACCTCCATTTTGGGAACATAGTTTGATTACTACTAGCAATTACACCACCAGTTGTAATTAGTGCACTTGATCCAGTATATCTAAAGACACCTTGGCTCTCCGAAGATTCTTCACAGTCAGTATAGTTAAAGTATACGTATGATACTGGAGGCGTTCCGCCTTCGCCTTCTGGATTTGCTGGTCCTTCTGTTGTTGTTGTTGCTTCTGTAACATCTCCTCCTCCTACATCTTCACTGTCTGCCACGTGGCTTGTCCAACAATTGTGAGTATTTAACCATGCTGTTGCAGCAGCTGGGTCTAGAAAGGATTGTCCAGTAAGATCTTCAGCAACTCCTACATAATCAGCGGTTGATACTCCTTTAAAAGCCATTGATCTAGCTTCACCGGTACCTACCAAACTTGCTTGATCGGAACCATCTCCTGGTTCATAACCTGCATCAGATACTTTACCCTCTGTGTTAAATGATTGAAATGATTCACCTTCCGCCAATGTATAACAGATTATGATGTCAAATCTGGTTTCATCTGGGCCTATTTGCCATGTTACTCCGCTAAGTGCCGGAGGTTGTGCCATGCCGTTTATCGTAGATGCTGTATCTTTGATTATTAATCTACCCTGTTGGGTATACCCATCGGCTGTCACTGCTCCTGCGGAGTCTTTGAAGCCAAAATGTCTTACTGATGCTGAATTTAGTCCCATAATATTTTATGTTATTATTTTATTCGTTTTATTATATATCCTTCTTAATCTATGTTTTCGATCGTAAACTTAGAAAAGCCGTTCTCTCTATATATTTGTATCTTCTTATCGAATATCTCATGTGGTAATACTGAGTGATTAATCACAAATGTATTGATTTCATGTTCTTTGATTACTTGATTTAAAATCTTTAATATATTATAGACACCATCGTGGTCTACTGAAGATAATAACTCATCTAAGAATAATAGATTTAGTTGTGGAAATCTTAATTTTAATATTTTAATGATTGCGATAATAACAATAAAGTCTGCTTTCTTACGCTCACCTGTCGAAAGTGTCATTGGATTAATATCTTCACCTAGGTGATTAATAATACAATTAAACTTCTCATCAAATCTAATATGGAATTGCAAGTGCATTGTTTGTGCCATCGCTGCTATATTAGTATTAAGTCCTGGTAGAATAGTTTTAACTGCTAAGTTCTTAACTCCATCTTCACCTAATATCTGTTCTACTATTTCCATGAAATGGTAGTCTGCATTTAATGTATCTTTACTTGAAGACTTTACGGCTTCCTTTTCCTCAAACTCTGTAATAAGATTTCTTAGGTGGTCGAAGTCAGATCCTTCTGGCGTATCTTTTAATTTTATCAACTCTCCCTTAAGGCCTCGCATCGTTACTTTATTGTCTGAAATAGTATTTTCAAGATTTAGTTTAGCTTGCCTTGCTTCAATTACCTTGTCCTGTAATAAATCCATCTCAGCCTTAATAGATTTAATTTGATCAGTGCTTGTTTCTATTTTATCTGCAAATTCTACTTTCTGAGTTTTGTGCCAATCTGAAGTTAACTTAGTTTCACATGTCGGGCAATGACCACTCTCATATAGCTTTAACTTCTTATTTAGATAATCTATTTCTCTTTTAATATCACCTGCTTCTGTACGCTTTTCATTCCATTGAGTATTAAAGGTATTCATTGCACCTTCCTCTTTCTTACGATTACCGTCAATTTCTAATACCACTTCATGTAGTGCTACTAACTCATCTTTTAATTCTTGAATCTTAGATTTATTTGCAGTTTTAGATTCTTCTAATAGAGTATTTAATTTACCTCTTACGGATCCAATAGAATCCATAATCTGATTTAACTCAGCATCAAATGAATCAATATCAAATTTAATGTCTCTGCGTTCGTCTTTGATTTGCTTTTGCATATCATTTAGAATAGAGAAACCAAACATCTTATCGATAATCTGTTTCTTATCTGAATTAGACATAGTTAAAAAAGACTTAAAGTCATTTACTGATAGAATAATAATATTCTTAAATACGTGATATGGTATACCGAACACCTCATCTTCTAAGTAATCTTGTACAGACTTCTTACCTGCTTTATCAAACTCAACACCATTAATTAATACTGAGAATTTATTAGGCATTAAGCCTCTTTCAATTTCAATTGCCATAGTACCACACATAAGACCGATCTTAACATGCAGTTCTTTATTAATTCTATTTGGTAGGTCTGATAGTTTTACACCTTCTACTTTACCATATAGAGCATAAATAATAGCATTGGCAATCGTAGTTTTACCATCACCGTTTTTACCTAGAGTTAAAAATAGCTCTGAGGCATCTTGTTTAAATTCTATTCTCTGTTTTTGATTTCCGTAGGATGCAAAATTCTTAAATTCAATATACTCTATTCTCATTTATTGATCGGTATCATAGTCATGTGCTTGTTGCACATATAACTGTTTTAACTTATTCTTTAATTTTAGAGTTAACTCGTCTTCATGACTCATGCTATCTACATACATGTTGCAT